GCGCGAAGTTGCTGGCGGTTCATTCGATGTCTTTGAATTACGTATTCGCAATCCTCAACTGTGGTAGCAGAGGGATCGGGATGAAAATCCCAAGGAGATACGTGTTCAATACGAGGAACTACTTTTTCGTAAGGCATGTAGACACGCCCTTCTTCTCCTCGCTCCCACTTATGAATGCGCTTGTAGTGGTTAAACGGACCTTTTACGACACCAGTTCCCAGAAGAGAAGATTCGAAAATAGCAGATCGAAGGACGTTAACAGCACTTGTGTCAAGAAGTTGATCATGGATTTGTTTCTCCATGTTGAGAGCAGCCTTCTGTGCAGGACTGATCTGAGGTTCTCCGACTAACGACGGACCCTCCGATATAGGAGCATCCTTGTAACGGCCTTCTAAGCCCCCTAGAAAGTCCATGTTGGGGGTTGCCTGTGTAGCCCCCATGGGTAACTCTCTACCGTCTCCAGCGAAGCCGTACGGGTCTACAATGTCATCTACAGGAGTCTTCTGATGTGCAAACTCCGCTATACCTTCTGGCACGGGGGTTGGCTCAACAACCATCGGAAACTTTTTGTTAGCGAATAGAATGTCAACGATCTGACCGTAAGCTGCCAGTACCTTAGTTTTGGTGATCTTAATGAACACCTTTGACCGTTCGGAGTCACGGTACTGTGTAGTAGAATCGTAGATACCACGGAAGTTTTTGTACGCTTGCAGCCATCGCTGCTCGTATGAGTAACGTCCGTTCTCCGCATCTTCGAACTTGTGCTTGACGTACGCCGCTAGGCCCGGAATCTGCTCTTCCGGTTCAAGGAGCGGAACAGCCGTATCATCAGCGGGTTCCAGAAAGTTGTCAGTCATAGTGACCTACCTTTTAGTAGTCGCGTTCTTCAGCCATCTTCATCAGTGAAGGATCAACTGCCGTCTTAGTCATCTTCTTAGGCATATCTTCAGTCAGAACGCCCTGTGCAGTCTTGGTGTCAAACTCAAGACCTTCACGGTAAAGCTTGTCAGCGCCCATCTGATCGTCCACTGAAGTGTTCGGTGAATTCATAATGTACGCTTCGCCCATGTTTAGATTTGTCATATCTTCCTCGTTTATCTAGATTAGGGATTCATAAATGAGCCAGTCATTGTCGTTTCTTGACCTTGCTCTGCGGCTCGTGTAGCAAGGTTAACTTTATCTTTAGCGTTAGATGCTTCCAGCATACCGGATGAAGTGGGTGGTATAGATGGAATTTTTACAGGTTGGAAGTCGCTCTGCGACATAGATGAGAACGGTTGTCCCGCAAAATCATCTCGTCCTACTAACTTAGGTGCCATGTCCGCTGTTTCAAGTGATTCCGGGCTAACTGTTGAGTCTAGGCTTCCTAAAGCCTGACTCCCAGCTACGGCATCGCTTGGTGCAACTATTAATGCTTCACCTATTGCAAAATCCCCAATAGCGCCTACTGTGCCTACAGCATCTGCGTATGCAGGAGACATACCAAACAACTCTTGCATTGTATCTGATATGTCTTCTCTAACTTGAGGTATTCCAGCAATGCCAGCAGCAGTGCCCACAAGCGGTACAAAGGTAGCTAATGGCTTAAACTTATCTATGTTTTTCATAAGAAAGCCTTTAGTGTCGTCCAGCTTTGCTTCTTTTCTTTGCTTGTCTTGGTCCTGTCTGGTCTCCAGAGCCTTTGCTCTTGCTGCTGCAGCATCTTCCGCCATCGCTCCTGCATCAATGTCTGCTTGTAGAGCAGCCTTCATAGCTTCGGACTGTGTTTGTTGATTAAGAGCCGCAGTAGTTTCAGGATCAATACCGACTGCTCTTGTTCCCGTCACGTCGCCTTCTTCTGGCAGACTAGCGTATAGAGATGGCGAAATAGCGTCTTCGTAGCCCACCTGCTCTATTAGTTCTCTGGTAGCTGTTAGCTTTCTTGTTCGATCAGAGAGCAGAGGCTGACTGCCGTCAACACTCAAAACATCATTAAGAAACTGGGCTGGAGACGATGTATTTGATCCTGCAGCAAATAGAGATAAGAGACCGCCGTGCAGTCTGTTAATATCCTTTCGCCGTGCGCCACTGGCAGCGTACCTTTCTGATACTTTAGAAGGGGAACGGAGAGTAGCGACTTTACGAAGTTCATCACTAACGTCCATAGAAGACAAAAAGGTTTCGTTGAAATGTCGATAGTCGTAAAGTGTTACCCCAGTGGTAAAGGTACCCCTTGCCTTAGTGTTCTTAGTAAGGTAATCGGGTGGAAAATTTCTCTTTAGTGCAGCGTTAATTATCTTAGCATTAGCATCAGGGTTTGCAAACAATACGCCCTCTGTTCTGCCGCCTAAATAATCCTTTAAGACATCCAGTTGAGGAGCAGAAAAAACACCTGTCTTCTTAGTTGTCGTTGCTGCATCTTTAACTTCCACATCAAACAGAACGCCGGTCCTAAAGTCGATATCTTGAACCAAGACATCAGTTAAGTCTGCTGAACGATATCCCCCCGTCATTGTCAGCAAGAATTGTGCGGCAGCTTCCTTTTGTCCTGCCGCCTGCAACTCCATAACAACCTTTTTTGTGCGGGTAAAAAAGTCGTCTGGGTAGCCTTTTACCTTTTCTTGGGTGGATTCAATGGGAAAAAGTTCTAGGGCTTTTTCAGGACTCAATTCTTTCTTTAAAGTATTGCTGCCCCACGCCTTACCGTGACCTGCGTCTTGAAAGATTCCGGAAATAAATTTTGAAGCTTCGTTCGCTTGATTTTTTCCAAGGTTAGCGTAAGCATCACCTGTCATCGCGTTTACAAAAGCTACAGGATCGTCAGCAAGTTCCCCGACAGTCATGTCGGCAATGCCAGCGGCTTCAAAGAAACGAAGTGCGCTGTTTATCTTGCCTTGGCCCGCACCCTTTTTATAATCGTCAGGAGATCGATTGGTAATTACATCTCGCAGAGTAGACGAGTTAATGCTCTTCTGACGACTTGCGCCACCAGCGCGTAGACTCTCTTCAAATGCTTCGTTAAACTGTGCCATTAGTAACCAAAGGTTTCATCTTGTACTTGGAACACCTGACTCTTGATTGCACCAAGTTGCTTGTGGATTGATGTGTACCCGCTCATGCGTGTCATCAGCATGTACCGCAGAGCATCGTAGGCGTGATCTTCAGACTTCGTATCTACGTCTTCGCTGTTGGACTTGGAGAGCGGTATGCCAGCAAGTTGCTTAATTATGTTCTGGCAAGACGAGAAGATGCGTATGCGAGGTTCTTCTGTGTAGGGATCATCGGCAAGACGACGGTGTATCTCCATCTTGCCCTGTACGCGATTACGATCAGATGGTGTCCACCTGACTCCTTGTCTCATCATAGTTTCAGCAATAGAAGGGCCGAATCCTGTCTTGTTCCAACAGGAAGAATCCAGAACCGTATAGTGCGGTGACGGGTCTAGTTGCTCTGCTTCCATTATTTTATCAGCTAATTGCTCTGCTGTCAAGTGTTTAGCATATAGTTCGCGATAAACCCAGATATTATTATCCCAGTCAATAGCCCCCCACAGAACGCACGAAGGGCTTGCATACCCGTAGTCCGCCGCACGTATACGGGGCCAGTTGGTTGGAAGATCATAAGGTTCGACAACATGACGCACTCTTGAAAATTCGGGGAAGGCCGCTCCCTCCGCCACATCCCAATCCCCTTCAAGAAGTCTCTTCCGCTCGACTTCTGGGAGCGATCTGAGCATAGCCTCGTACTGGCCGTCTGCCATCAGATAGGGGTTGTCGGTGAGCCGTGCTGGAACAAACTTGCGGTAGAACAACGGCTCCCCTGCCTTCTCGTGACCAGCAGGCCACACAAAGGGATGTTTAGTCTCTATGTCAAACGCAACAAAAGGCTTGTTTGATTCCAAGCCATCGATGTAGGTCTTCTTGACCCACCAACCACCCACTCCTCCGGGGTTGGCTGTGCAGCGCATGTACAAGTGTTGCTGGAGTTCAGGATCAGTAGCACGAAGGCGAGAACGCAAGTAATCCCAGACATAAGGTGTGGGATACTGCGTAATCTCATCAATGCCTATCCAGTTGAATGCCTGACCCTGAAAGCGGGTTACATCTTTATCTCTGTCGAGATAGGTGAACCAGATCGTTGCACCGGACGGGAACACCCATGTTGTTTTAGATTCACGAAACTTTGCACCGGGAAAGGCTTTAGGGTATAGTTGACGGGACTTGTCAATCAGTTCGGTCAGTTCGTCGAGAGTACGCCTAAGAAGAAGCCCACGGTGATTAGGGTTATGACAGAAGCGCAAAGGATCGGCCAAGAGAGCGAAAGATTTACCTCCCCCGGCAGCGCCACCGTAGAGAACATCTCTTTCACTCGCGCTAAGAAAGTCCATCTGGGGGCCGTCATTCGGTTGAAAAACAACTTCGCTTTCTCCGACAAGATCGCTGACTGCGCTTGGTAGACCATCCAAATCCCCAAGATCGATTGTGGCGGACTCATCGCCAACCAGAGCCTTTTCAACTTTTGTAGTGGTTTTTTCAAGCTTTCGGGCATATCTTCGTTTATCCTCTGCAGCTTTGCTTGACTTTGCTGCACGTTTCTTGGCAGCGTTAACACGTTTCGTCGCTGCGCGTCTCGCACGTTCCCGCGTAGAAAGGTTATATGATGCCTTTGGCGCATTCGGGTCTTTTTTAGGTCTACCGCGCTTTTTCGGCGCTTGATCCTGCTTGTCTTCCACGGTGCTTCCTTGCATCATTTATTGTGTCGCTGACGAAGTTAGAAAACTCTGTGCCTGTCATGCCATCTGGGACGCGCATAGCATCTCCACGACGAATGGCCTCATCCTCTGCTTCTTTACGAGTGAAACGCTTCAAACCGTCCTTACCCATACGCAGAGTAGGTGCGATATACAGCACACCATCTATCTCAAAGTCGATAGTGCGTACTGTTTCGTTCCCATCCGTAGTCGGAGTATTGGGGTTCATAGCCCGCTTGAGCCACGAAGGCTGGTTATCCATTCTTTTCTGCGCTTCCTTGCGCCATGCGTCCCTTGCAACTACCACCGTGCGCCTTATAGAA